TATATGTGGCCAGGTTCAATGACTAATCTTGTTCACATTTCTATGAGAGAAACATATCATGCATACAGGAACTTACCTGATACTCATGGTCTAATGAATAAGTTAGTGCAATATATTCCAAGAGAAAAGATGGTTGTTTTATCTGACGTTGAACAAAATAGCCATGACAACCTGTACTATTCAATTTGTAAAGCAGATTATAAGACAAATCATTTCCCAGTTCATCCAGAGGTTTTAGAGAGATTCGAATGATTAAATTATTGATACTTGATGTAGATGGTGTAATGACTGATGGCAAGAAGTATTATGACCAAGATGGTACTGTTAGGCTAAAAACTTTCTGTGATAAAGATTGGACAGCCATCAAACGTTTTCGTGCATTGGGTATTAATGTTATGTTTCTTACTGGTGATGGTTACAATGTTGAAATAGCCAATAATAGAAACATTGATGTGATTGTTACTAGAAATAAAGAGAAGGCCGATTATCTTCCTGAGATTTGTAAAGATTATGAAGTTTCACCTAGTGAAATCATCTTTGTTGGTGATGATATCTTTGATGTTGGGTTGATGAAACTAGTTAAGAGTTATTGTCCAAAAGATGCACCTTTGATTGTCAAAGACTATGCACAGACGCTAAATATTAGTGGTGGCGATAATTTTATTATGCAACTTTTTGATTACCTAAGCGTGAAAGAGTTACCTAAGTTTGATTTTGATGAACACTTGAAAAAAGTTTATGAACTCGATATGAAAGAGAAATTCTAATGTTTGATATTACACTATACGGCCATTTGACTGTTGATACCATATATGATGGTGATGACGTAACTATGGATTTTGGTGCTATGGCCAATATGACCAGAACATTCAAAGAAATTGGTGCAGATATCAATCTTGGATTATGTCCATTTGCAATAGGAAAAGCAGACATATACATTGACCGTGCTAACTCAATGAGAGACTCCAAGGCTAGTTTAAACGAGTATACATTAGAACCTATTATAAAGCCTTCTCACATTTCACACATACTTTATCTCAACCAATTACAAAATACCGATTTTATATCTAAACTAGATGGTATAGTTACTGCGGATACTTGCAAAGGACCTAAAGTTGATTTAGAGTTGCTAAAATATGTGGATTATCTGTTTGTGTCATATGAAGAAATGCATGATATGGACGAATTAGCAGAACACACAAAAGGTGCTGTGATTGTCCACACTTCTGTTGGTAGTACAGTACGTGTTAAAGGTGAAAAGAAAGCCTTTTTCATAGAACCAAGTATGTTTGTAAAAGATGCTAACGTATTGGGTGCAGGAGATATGTTTGCAAGTTGTTTCTTATATGACTTACTCAAATCTGGCTCAATGGAATCAGCAATTGGTTATGCACACAAAACAGCTTCAGATTTGATTAGGAAATATAATGAAAAAGTATAATGTAATCTTACCTATCGCAGGTAAGGCACAAAACTTCATTGATGCAGGTTATACGATGCCTAAGTCATTGATTATGGCTAAAGACAAACACATCATTGATTGGTCTATGTCATCTATTGACACCACAGATTGTAATTTGATATTTGTGGTTCGATTAGAACATGTTTATGATTATGGTATTGATGAAATACTGAAGTTTAAGTTTGGTTATGATGTCAAAATTTGTATTGTTGATGGCGAAACTCGTGGTGCTTTAGAAACCTGTTTGAAGGCTCAAGATTACATTGATGAAGAACTACCATTATACATCTACACACCTGATGTATATTTTCAACCATCATTCAAGTTGAATGAACCACCTCAAGATTGTGATGGTTTCCTTTTAACATTCTTAGCAAATAGTCCTGACCACAGTTATTGTGAAATTGATTCCAATGGATTTGTTACAAGAGTTGCAGAGAAACAAGTCATTTCAAGATATGCCAACGTTGGTCTTTATTATTTCAAATCAGGATACACATTCTTAAGCTATGCTGAATATGTTTTGAGAAACAATCCAAAAGACAAAGACTTTTACATTGCGCCATTATACAATCACATGATTGATGATTGTAAAAAAGTTATCACAATTGAAACGGAAAAGATGCACGTTCTTGGTGATTTGGATAGTTTTGAATTCTTCCGTAAAAAAGTTATCGCTAAATTTGGTGATAAACCTATTGCATTGGCTTCTGACCACTCTGGTTTTGATGCAAAAGAAATGGCCAAGAAAGTCCTAGATAGTAAAGGCATCAAGTACATTGATGTTGGAACATATGTAGATAAACCTTGTGATTATTATGATTACATAAACCAATCAACAGAGTTAATCAGAGATAACATATGTGATTTTGGTATTTCATTCTGTCGGTCAGGCCAAGGTGTTAATATTGCTGCCAGTCAATCTGGTGTGATTAGTGCTTTGACGTTTGATGAATATACAGCTGAGTTTTCTATCAAACATAACTGTGCAAACCACTTTTCTATTCCTTCTAAGTATGTGGATGAAGAAAAGTTTTCTGCCATGGTTGATATTTGGTTGAAAACAACATTTGATGGTGGTAGACATTTAACAAGACTCAATAAGGTGTTCAAATGAAAATTGCATTGTGTTTTTCAGGACAAGCTCGTTCTATTGAAAGGGGCTATGAGTATTACAAAAAGAATCTACTAGAAGAAAACGATATAGATGTATTTTTTCATACATGGCAAGTAGGTGATGTTGTTGATAAAATGATTGAGTTGTATAAACCTGCTCGTTATTCATATGCACCTAAATTAGAATTGGATGTTGATAGAAAGTATACTAACACACCAAACGCACAAAAATATCCAGCTAGATTCACATATTCAATGTTCTTTTCTATGAATAAGTGTCGTGAATTGATGATGTATCATTCAATCGTTAAGAATAAGAAGTATGATTGGGTTATTCGTTCGAGGACAGACTATGCTTTGAATGTTAAGATACCTTTTGACCAACTACCCAATGATATGTTGTATATTCCCAATTGTAGAATGGTGCCAACTAGAGACTTTGGTAATGACCAGTTTGCATTTAGTTCACAAGAAAATATGGACAAATATATGTCTACATTCTTAAACTTAGACAAATATTATAATGCAGGTACATCATTTATTGGCGAAGACCTGATGAGTGCAAATTTACATGAACATGGATTATTTGGACCCAAGTTACAATATGTTAACATGAACAATCCATTTCCACCTGGACCACACAATGGAACATGGCACTCTCTGATTCGTGATGATTATGACCAGTGGACCAAAGCTAGTTAAGGTTCTAAACGGACATTCTGGTAGTGAAATTTACTTGATGCAGTCTGAGAATCTTTTTGTTCGCAAAGTTGGTAACACTAAAAGGAATGTGGAGAGACTTACATCACTAAAAGATGCTGGTTATCCTGTTCCTGAAATTCTTCAAGTAAATGGTGATTCGTTTGATATGGAATACATTCATGGCCTAGACATGAAAAGTTACTTGGTTGCAAATGACACCAGACAATTAGAAATATTCATACATCAAGTATTGGATAATTTTAAGAAAACTTGGTTTGACCAACACTATGATTATACACCAGTATATGAAAAGAAACTGGAATGGATGGACACAACAACAGAGTTCTTTCCTTTTACCAAACAAGAGTTGATTGATAAGCTACCTAAGATTTTACCAAAGACGATGTACTTTGGTGATTTGACTTTGGAGAACATCATATATTCCAATAAAGGTTTTAAACTGATTGATGCAGTAACCATTGAATATGATTCTTACATCTTTGACATTGCTAAATTAAGACAAGACTTAGAATGTCGTTGGTTCTTACGAAAAGAAACCATGAGACTAGGTTCAAAGCTTGTAACAATACAAGATAGATTGCTTAAGAAATATCCAGAAGCAAACAACGATTACTTACTGATTCTCATGTTACTCCGTGTGTTCCTACATACTACAAAAGGTGACTTTGAATACAAATTTATTATGAAGGAGATTAAAAGATTATGGAAATAATTGTACCGGCCGCAGGACTATCAAGTCGTTTTCCCGGCATGAAACCAAAATACTTGTTATATGATTATCAACACAAGTTGATGTTGGAGAACGCTGTTCAACCATACATTGATGCTGGTTATTCAATCACAATTGGTGTACTCAAAGAACATGATGAGAAATACAATTCAACCAGTTTTATCAAACATGAAATGGGAGACAAAGTAAAAGTTGTTATCATTCCACAAGTAACAAAAGGTCCTGCTGAAACCGTTTATCAGATTCTTCAACTAGCAAATATCACCGAAGGTGAGTTTATGGTAAAAGATTGTGACAGTTTCTTTGAGCATACAACCAAATCAGGTAATTACATCTGCACATCTAATGTGGCAGACCATGAAGTTCTTAATAGACTTAGAGCTAAAAGTTTTGTTATCTCAAATGAGCAAGGTATTGTTACAAGTATTATAGAGAAACAAGTTGTCTCCAATAAGTTCTGTGTTGGTGGTTATAAGTTTGAATCTGTTGCAGATTACAAAAAGGCCTTTGAGTCCATTTCACAAGAAAGAGAAGTATTCGTATCTGATGTCATTTCAGTGATGTTACAGAATGGTCACATCTTTGTTGAAAATGATTCTATCAATTATGTTGACGTTGGTACCTCAAAAGAATGGTTTGAGTATAATGACAAGCCAGTAATCTTTTGTGATATTGATGGCACAATCATCAAAGCACAAAGCCGTGTTGGTGAAAATTCTTACGATAAAGAACCAATAGAATTGTCTAAAAATGTATCTAGGTTACTACAACTACAACAAAAGGGTTCAACATTCATCTTTACTACATCCAGAGAAAAAGAGACTTTTGATATAACTGATGCAATGTTGAAGAAGTTAGGTTTCACTAATTATACACTCATAGTCGGATTGAATAATGCTAAACGCATATTGATTAATGACTTTGACATTGGTAATCCATATCCAAGAGCAGAAGCTATCAATATAGAACGCAATAGTGATACTTTGGGGTTATATCTATGAAGTTTATTGCACATAGAGGTCTAACCAAAGGACCTGATGTCAACTTAGAAAACAGGCCTGAGCAAATTGAAAAGGCCTTCAGTGATGGTTTTGAATGTGAGATTGACCTTTGGGTTACAAATTCCGACCTATATCTTGGTCACGATAGACCAGATTATGCAGTCACGCTTGAGTGGCTACAAAAATACCATGCATATTACGGTTTATGGATTCATGCTAAGAATTTAGGCGCACTAAGATGGTTAACCACAACTGAATTCAATTACTTCTGGCATCAAGAGGATGATTTTGCATTGACCAGTAATAAGTATATTTGGACTTATCCCGGTAAAGAATTAACGACTCGTAGCATTTTAGTTATGCCAGAGGCTCTTGACAAAAAAATGGAAATAGAGTATAATAACATCCATGCCGTTTGCAGTGATTATGTGGATAAATTAAGAGAAAAGTATTATGATTCCAAATAAAAATATGTTCTTTGTTACCTCCGCTATCAAATCATTGAATGTCCGGTTCTATAATCACCAACAAAGATTTGACCAGACGGTTGCAACCTTAGAATCTATAAGACAAAAGGTACCAGATGCTATCATTGTTTTAGCTGATGCATCACTTTATCATTTCACTAGAGAAGAAACCGAGATGCTTGTATCTAAGTGTGAATACTTTATGGACATGAATAAAGTCCAAGAAGTTCACGATTATTCATCCAAAGGTATGCAATCTTGGGCTGAAGGTGCATTATCATTTAATGCTTTTGCTATCCTAAGGCAACAACCATTTATGAAAGAAGTCAAAAGAATCTTCAAGATATCTGGACGCTCTTTGTTGGAGGATAGTTTTGATATCAGTTCTTATGATGATATGTTTGGCAAATATGTATTCAAAAAACGTATTCCGACATGGATGGGACATGTAACACATGGTGCTACACACCTATTAATTACCAGAATGTTCTCTTTTTGTCCATCTTTAATTGAGAATTACATGGAAGTTTGTATCAAAAATGTACCATTGTATCAATACATGGACTTTGAACATGCTCATTTCCTTAATATTCCAAAAGAATATCTAGTTGAATTTGACAAAATACACGTTTCTGGATGGTTGGCAGGCAACGGCCAAGTAGAAAGTTATTGACTATGTATTCTCCTCAATCTTTATACGGGTTGATGGTATGAATTAAAAAGTTGTATAAATAACTTCATGGCAATCAAAGTGTATTGCAAGTCTAAGGAAACATGAAAAGTTTTATCTCATTTTTGAAAGAAGAAGCTGAGGCCGAAGAAGGTTCCAAACTCAAGCATATTCATCATGCTGAGGACAGACCTTTATTCCACGGCGCCAAAGGTTTCGAGCACGCTAAAGGTGCACTAATGCAGGCACACAACCACATTAAATCTGGTGGTAATAGTTCTGCTTTGACAATGAAATATGATGGTTCACCTTCTCTTGTTTTTGGCCATCATCCAGAGAATGGCAAGTTCTTTGTGGCATCAAAATCCGCATTTAACAAGACACCTAAACTCAACTACACTCACGCTGATATTCTAAAGAACCATGGACACGCTCCAGGTCTTATGGATAAACTCCATGCTGCATTGAATCACTTGAAGAAAGTTACACCTAAGACTGGTGTATATCAAGGCGATATCATGCACTCAGGTGAAGATTTGGTGCATAAACCAGGTGGTAAAGTATCGTTTACACCTAATACCATCACTTATACTGCCAAAGGTGATGAGGCTGATAAGGTTAAAAGGTCTAAACTAGGTATTGTGACACATACTCAGTATCATGGTAACGATATTAGTTCCATGAAGGCTGATCCACATCCCGATTTACATAACTTCAAACAACATCCTGACGTTTGGCAAAAATCACCAAACCACGATACAAGACAAGTTCATTACTCAGATAAAGACCAAAATGAGTTTATGAAGCACATGAATGCTGCGGAAAAGATTCACAAAGCACATCCTGATATGTACAACCATATCGCAACAAGTCACATGGGTGAAACAGGTCATCTAAGTACATATATCAATCATACAGTTCGTACAGGTGAAGAACCTGATACTGAAGGATTGAAGAAACATATTACTGACAAATATAAGAAAGCTGCAGCTAAGTTAAAAACTCCTGCTGGTGTGGTTAAAAGAGAAAAAGAAGCTGAACCTCACGTGAAACATATTGAAGCTAATAAAACACATTATGATAATCTATTAAAGATGCACAGTCATTTACAAAAAGCAAAGAATAAATTAGTGGATGTATTACAACATCACGAAGGTGGTTTGGAACATCATATTGATGGTAAGAAAACTGGTCCAGAAGGATTCGTTGTTAACCATGCAGGTGAACCAACTAAATTAGTTAATAGAGCCGAATTCGCAAGAGCTAATCTACTTAAAGTCAGAAAATGAAGTCATTCCTACAGATTATTGAAGAAAAAGAAGCAAAAGAGAAACATGCGGTTATGGCTTTTGGCCGCATGAACCCTCCAACTACCGGTCACTTGAAACTAATTGACAAGGTACGTGAAGTTGCTGCTAAACATAAATCACCACATACTGTTGTTGTATCTCATTCACAAGATGCCAAAAAGAATCCACTTTCTGGTGAACAGAAGATTAAACATCTAAAGAGATATTCTCCAGGTACTCATTTTGAGACTTCATCTAAAGAACATCCAACTATTCTACACCATGCAGCTAAACTACATGCTCAAGGTGCAGACCACTTGCACGTTATTGCAGGTTCAGACCGTGTTAAAGAAATGCATGCTTTATTACACAAATACAATGGTGTAAAAGCAGGCCATGGTCATTATAAGTTCAAACACATCACAGTACATTCAGCAGGTCATCGTGATCCAGATGCTGAAGGATCAGAAGGTATGTCTGGTACTAAGATGAGAGAACACGCTAAGAACAATGACTTTTCCTCATTCAGACAAGGTGTTCCACATCACGTTAAAGATGAACATGCAAGAGAATTGATGAAAGATGTCCGCAAAGGCATGGGTTTACATGAGAGTTATACACATGGTCACCACAAAGCTATTTTCGTGACTGGTGGTCCAGGTTCTGGCAAAGATATCGTTTTACGTGAAGCTATTGCAGAATCTAGAGCAGTAGAATTTAATTTTACTCAAGTGTGTGATGTCCTTAACGACAAACACAAGTTGGCCATGAAGTCCATGAATCCTAGATTTGAGGCAGTAAGGACTCGTGGTCCATTAATCATCAATGGTCCTGCTGATGACTTAGAAAGAATTGGTTACGTCAAAGAAGAACTGGAAGAACTTGGTTATGAAACCATGATGATTTTTGTTGACACAACC